GCTCGCCGGAGACGGGCAACCGCATCACCTTCGCGCCGATGCACGCCGCCTCGTATGAGTGGGCCCTGAGTTGGATCGGGCCCCAGCAGCCGATGGCCAACCGGCACGCCTGGATCGCGCCCCGCGGCTCGGCCAAGAGCACCATCCACTTCCGGATCCTGCCACTGTGGAGCCTGGCCTACCAGCACAAGGACTACATCGCGATCTTCACCAAGGCCACGAGCAAGGCCGAGGAGCACATGACCGCGGTGCGCCAAGAGCTGCGCACCAACCCGCTGCTGAAGCTGGACTTCCCCGACCTGTGTAACCCCGCACTGAGCCGCGGTAAGGCCGTGCACGACACCCTCTCGGCGTACATGGCGCGCTCGGGCGCGATCATCACCGCCACCGGCATGGATGCCTCGGTGCTGGGCGCGAGCCTGGACGGCCGGCGTGCCAACGTCATCGTGTTGGACGACGTGGAGTCCGATGAGTCGAACTACTCGGTCTACCAGGCCGAGAAGCGGCGGCGCACCATCGTGGGCGCGATCGGGTTCTACAACACCAACGCCATCTGGAGCTGGGCGGGCACGACCACGATGTACGGCAGCCTCACCCATCAGCTGGTCCGCTCGGTATCCGGCGCGCCCGAGGATGAGAATGCCGAAGACCTGGAGTGGATCAAGGAAGAGAAGATCAAGACGCACCACTTCCGGCCGCTCGCCACCGACCCCGTCACCGGCAAGCAGGTGAGCACCTGGCCGGCCCGCTGGTCCACCGAGTACCTGCTCTCCATCGCACACACCCGCACCTTCGCCATGGAGATGGACAACATGCCCAGCCTCGGTGACGAGGGGATGTGGCGGCCCCAGGACTTCACCCACGTGCCCGAGGCCAGCGAGGACCAGGCTCGGCAGGCGCTGTTCGTGGACCCCGCGGTCACCGCCACCTCCACGTCGGACTACAGCGGGCTGGCCATCGTCAACTACCCGTTCCCGTCCGATGAGATGCTGCGCAAGAACGACCCTGGCTGGGTGGAGCTCATCCACTCCAGCAAGGTGCGCAAGACGGGCCGGGCCCTGCGCGACCACATCATGGTGCTGCTGACCAGGTTCCCGCACGTGAAGCGCATCATCGTGGAGGACACCCAGGGCAAAGCGCTGTGGGCCGAGACCTTCGCCGATCTCCCCGTTCCGGTCGAGCTCATCCACTCGAACATGCCCAAGGAGGTACGCGCCGCGCACGCACTGGCCAAGTACCAGCACCGGCCCACCCAGGTCGTGCACGTCGGCCGCTGGCCGGAGGTGGAGGGCGTCATGCAGGCGTTCCCCCTCGTGGCGCATGACGATGACCTGGACGCTGTGGTGTACGGGATCCTGTACTGGCTCTCGCCGGCCGAGGTGCGTACGCCGGGCACGCGGCTCCGGGCCCCGACGGCAGCCGGGTACGTCGCGGTGCGCTGATCTCGTGGGAAGCTGAGCGCCACACCACACAGCATCGCCCGGAGGTACCCGTGTCCGACCTGACGCACGCAGTCAGCGAGATCGGCGAGGCGCTCCCCGCCTACGTCGTGAGCCACAAGATGTTCGAGGGGGACGCCAAGGAGGTGTTTGCCTCCGACAAGCTCAAGTCCCTGATCGGCCAGTCAGCCAGCTTCTACCGCGTGAACGTCGCACGCAAACCAGTGACCGCGCTGCACGATCGACTGGAAGTCAGCTCGGTCACCGTGATGGGCGGCGAGGGCACGGACAAGGCGCTCACCGCGCTGCTCCAGGAAGAACTCTGGAAGCCCAACGAGCTGGACCTTGAGGTGCCGGACTGGGTGCTCAAGGCGTTGGAGTACGGCGACGCCTACCTCCACGTCTGGCCTGCCGAGGACGCCAACCTCACCGAGGGCAACGTGACCGACAAGGTCAGCGTGTTCGTCCACAGCCCGCTCGGCATGCGGGTCTTCTACGATCCGGAGAACCCGCGCAAGATCACCTACGGCGCGCACATGTGGCAGCGCACGGACGAGAAGGTGCGGGTCAACCTCTACTACACCGACCGGATCGAGCGCTACATCTCGATCAACACCAAGCCCAGCGGGGTGTCTGGCACCGGCGGCGGGAAGTGGGTGGACGCTGACTTCACGGTCTACACCGAGGACGATGAGGCCGAGTCGGGCAACCTCACCCCCGAGGGCCACCTGATCAACCCCTGGGGCACCATTCCGATCTTCCACGGGCGAGCCGGCGGGAAGCCGTATGGTCGCCCTGCACACAAGGACGCCTTCGGGCCCCAGAACATCATCACCAAGCTCGTGGCCACCCAGCTCTCGGTGGTGGAGGACTACGGATGGCCGTTCCGGTTCGCGCTGTCCAAGGCGGGTACGACGGGCGCTGACCTCAACGACTGGGCCGCGGCCAATGGCAACGCACCGAGCCCGTATGCGGCCAGCCGGCTTGGTGGCCGCGCCTCGGTGGGCGTCAGCGGAGACCCGATGGCGGCGCGCGCTGTCCCCGCGCCGCCAGGCAGCGTTACCAAGTTCAACGACACAGACCTCGTGGGCCAGCTGGAGGGTGCGCCGGCGAGCAACTTCATCGAGCCCATCACGCTGTACATGCGCATCCTCTCGGTGCTCACCGACACCCCGATGGACGGGCTCAACCCCTCGGGCGCGCCGGAGTCCGGTGAGAGCCGTAAGGCCAAGCACGACGGCATGTTCTCGCGCGCGGAGGCGGTGCAACTCGCGCTGGAGGGCACGCTGGCCAACGCACTGGAGTTCGGGCTGCTGCTGCTCGGCCACCCGGACACCACGGTCAAGGTGACGTGGAAGCCGCTGGAGAAGATCAGCGACAAGGATGGCTGGCTTGCAGTCCAGGAGAAGATCAAGGCCGGGGTCCCGGTCAGTGTGGCGCTCACCGAGGCGGGCTACCTGCCCGAGGAGGTTCAGGACTGGGATGACACGGTCGACTCCAAGGTGGTGGCGCTCGGGCGCATCGCTGACGTGGCGATCAAGCTCGGCCAGGCCACCGCGCTCGGCATGTTGAGCGAGGAGCAGGCGGCGACGTTCCTCACCCAGTTCGTGGCGGAGACGGCAGCGGATGACAACCCCGGAACCGAGTGACCCTGTCGGCCCCGCCCTCGCCGCGGCCATGGCGGGGCCGGAGTGGGGCGCGCTTGCGGCGATCCGAGCCGAGTGGCTCCGGCAACTCACCGCGCTGTGGACGCGGTTCTTCGGGCCCACCACGGCACGGTCAACTCCAAGGGTTGGCGGCAGCGCGGCGCTCGGTCAGGTGTTCGAACAGGAGGGCGATGGAGTTGAGTACACAGTGGACTTCCCGCCTGAGTGGGATGACGCCGTGGATGAGGGGCTCGCCGAAGTAATCGACGCCATGGACCGCGCGGCCCACTCGGTGCAGCGCTCGGTGGACGCCGACGTGCAGCCCGCGTTCGAGTACCGCGCCCAGCGGATGCGCGACATGCTTGATCGAGAGCACGTGCAGGAGCATGGGTACCTGTCCGTGCAGATGGCCATGCAGCAGCCCAAGCATCTGGAGACCGCCGTGCGCGGGCAGGTCAGCGATGTCCTGGTGGCCGACTACGCTGACGCCCAGCACGCCAAGGCCGCTGCCCAAGGCGAGGGCTGGGGGGTGATGTGGGTGCCAGAGCGCGACGCGTGCGTGACCTGCCTCCGGCTGGCCGGCGAGATCGTGCGCCCAGGCGGCGCGTTCGACCAGTCACTCACCTACGGCAAGAAGGCGTACCCGTACGGTGACAGCAAGCAGGACGCCGACCTCACCCGCCCGCCGCGGCACCCGCACTGCCGGTGCGAACTGCACGTGGTCCACATACCCACCTCGGGGCCACAGTCCGACGCACTCCGGCGCGAGGCACAGCGCTCCATCGTCAAGGGCTGGGCCCGCGAATCCGAGGCCGACTCGGTGCGCGTGGACGCGGCCAAGCGTCTGCTGGCCACCAACCTCAAGCTGCCCAAGTCGGTGCTGGCCGAGGCCCGGCGTCGGCTGGGTCACCCCGAGACCTTCAGCCGAGCGGTACCGTCTCCCTAGCCACAACCCCAGACCAGAGGAAAGGCACTCGGATGAGCGCACCGCTTGACCCCAACGCCCCGCCGCCGATCGGCACCCCCGCGGACGACCCGGCCAACACACCACCGGAGCCCGGGCCGACGCCGTTCGACCCCGCGCCGGACCCCGCGCCGGACCCCG